TTCTTTTTTATATTCTCCATAATTGTCTATTTGATGATCAGGATCATATGTCCAATCTTTTATAAATGATTTTGCTTGTATTTTAAGATCCTTATTTATTGATTCGTATATCAGTGGTTGTATTTTTCCGTATTCGCGCATTATCACACCAGCTATAGCATGCGCCTCATTTTCTATAGGACTACCCGTTTCTCCAGATTTTGGTCCCAGAGTTCCCATCTCATTTTGCTTATGATGTGTCATCTCATGGGACAAAGTACGGCAGCAATCGGCAAGATTTCTATTCTTTATGTACACAATTAGAGAACTTGTATCATTAGAATATTCTCCAAATGTACGCTTTCCTTTTACCCAAGAGTTATCAGATATGAATTTTATCTTTGGAAGAGCTTCAAGTTCTAGAGCTTCTTTGCAAAATTTTATAAAGTCTGCAAGTATCTCTGCTTTTTTCTGTAGTTCCATATTTTATCTTTTTACGGCTCTATTTGCAGCTGTGAATCCAGCTCTATTTACTAATTTCACTGTGCCTTTTGGATTTGAAACAACATATCCTTCACCGCCAGCTATATCACCTATATTTGCTTTTACTCCAGAATCTTGAGCATCTAGTTGTTTTACTATATCATTCTTTATCTCCATTATCTTTGAAACTATGCTAAATACATCTATTATTGCTTCTCCATGCTCTTTTATGTAAGCTTCCATATTTGCCTTCTTATTACCAGATAATGATTCCTTTGCTATGAAAGAAAGAAAATCTTTTCCTAATTCATTTGTATTTCCCACTTTGGAATTATTATACTTGTACATTAAGTCTGGAAGATCTGATATCTTTTTAGATGATAAAGTAGATCTGTCAAGAAATGAGTTTATCTCAGAAGCTTTTGATTTTACATCTGACATTGCTGATTTAACTGCACTAGTATTTATATTTGGTGGAGTAGTAACTGACATGGGTGGCACTACTAAAAGCCCCTTTCCTTCTATAAATCCATATTGTTTTATATCTTTTATTGCAGTTTCATTTCCATCATAATCTAAGAATCTATGAATAACTACTCCAACTTTACTATTTCCTATCTTCTTTCCAAGATCGCTATTTTGAGCTACTGCGTATGTTGTGATATTTGGCTTAAATACATAATTGCCACCTTTTAATTCAGGCGTTGATTGATATAGTAGATCTCCTTTGAAATAACCCTTTATACTTTTTGGTACTGATTTTTCAAATATATCAAATACACCACCCATACTTTTTGCAAATTTGGTATATGATCCTGTTGTATCTTCTTTGCCTTTAAGTCTGTCCATAAACATCTTCTCTAGGTCTTTTCCGCTCGTCGCTTTTCCATCATACCCCTTTGCAGAAAATCCGCTTTTATCAGTTAATACAAAAGTTCCATCATCTTTTCTTCCAAATATGACAGCTGGAGATCCATCCCATTTTATAGTGATATCTTTGGAATCTTTTCCTAAACCAGCTAATATGCTAAGTGCATTTAATGCTCCTTTTGATCCATCCCAAAATATCATATCTTCTGGATGTTGTATTCTTGCTTCTGCTGCTTCAGTAATCATAGATTCTTTTAGTGAAGTGGGAATATCTAATCCTTCTTTGTCAAAGTCTTCTTTTGCTTGCTTTATAAGATCTTCATAATCTGATCTGTCTTTTATTGCATGGATAATGGATTCTACATTCTCCATATCTTTTCTTGTTTTACCTTTACCTAAAAGCATCTCAGCTATCTTATCAGGATCTTTAGTTATCACTTCATTTGTGGTTCTATCAACCAGTCCATGCTTATATGACCATTTTAAATTCTGTGCTTTTGCTATGCTTGAAAGTAAAAGGTGTCTATGCATTCCTTTGAATTTAGAATTATCAGCACCTCCTGCCATAGAGAATTTCATCCATTCAGGTTCTCCAAACATAAAGTCAGTCTGTACAAAACCATTCTTTGGGTTGCCTCCTATTGCAGTTTTGAAGTGAACACTATCTCCTGATTTTTTTACGTAAGTCTTATCATATCCAGCTTTTGAAAGTATGCCTATAAGATCTTCTTTACTAAGCTTTGATACGTCTACTGCTAAATCAAGATCTCCACTCGTGTCTTTCTTTCCAGTTGTACCTAAAGCATTATCGAGTAATTTAAGCCCGGTTATTTTTTCTAGCCACTGTATAGTAGGAACTACATCTACTCTGTTTATCCTCTGGGTTTCTGACTGTCCTTCTTTATCCTTGAATACGTTACCGCCTTCATTTATCAAAGTGCGTATTGCGTTCTCTAATATGATTCTATTAAAAGAATATCTTGATTCTTTTATTGAAAACTTGTCTTTTAACATCTTGGCTATTTTTGGATCATACCAACCAAAAACTCCTATAAAAAGCTTTTTATAGTCTTCTGGAGATACGTCAGCTGACAGTGCTTTTCTTACATTAGTACCGCTCATCTCTCCAATTCCAGGTATATCAAAACTCATATGAGGTGCAACAATCAAATATCCATGTCTGTCAAAGCCTTCAAGTTTATTTTCATTTCCAGCATACGGTTTAAAATATCCAGGAGAACCATCTTTCTTCGGATTCATTGCAAACCTTGGATCGTCTTTCATATCCTTTTCTCCTACCATGAATACTAGCGCAGTATCTTTTGTATCATACTTCGCTGTGATCTCTTCTGCTTTATATGGATTCTTTACTTGAACTAGATTCGCCCCATACCCAAATTTATCAATAATCATTTTCTTTTCTGAGAAAGTCAATGGACTTTTGATTGGATCTACTTTATCTGTAGTTGCGATGAAACAGTCTTTACCAAATTTAGATTCTAGCCACTTAAAAGCTTCAGAATGGTGCTTCGAAAATGGTTGAAAACGCCCGGGGAAAATCGCAATAATATTTTTTATCATGTTTATAAATATCTTACTCGTGATGTACTTTTGAGAAACCATCTTTTCCTTTTGTGATTTCTATGTGAGCATCAACAATGTCCCTTATAGCATCTATGTGGGATATCATAACTATGAATTTAAATTGAGTCTTGAGGTAATCTAAAAGTATAGATATATTGCCCATATTGCTTTGATCTAATGCTCCAAAACCTTCATCTATAGTTAGGAAATTTGGTCTTGGTAGTGATGTTGTATTAATTAGTGAAGATCTTATTGCCAAAGTAGACACAAATTTCTCCATACCAGAACTTAATTCTATAGGCCATTTTCTATCCTCATCATACTCAATAAATGCGTTTATATTTTTACCATCAGATTCCATTACTATCTTAAAATCTACTACTTGAGAAAGAACATTATTGATATCTTCCTGTATTCTTGGTATCACTGAGCTTATTATATCATATGGTAGACCATCTCTTCCAGTTGCTGACAGATAATATTCATAGTATTTAAACTTCTCTTCAAGTGATTTTAGATTACCAATACTATGCTCTGCATTCTCTATTTCCTTTTGAGTTATCTGGATATTTGTATTGCAATTCATTAGATCTTCTGAGGTTGCTTTTAAAGAAATCTTTAAAGAGTCTATCGTGGCTTGTATATCTTTGAGTTGCTCTGTTATGTCTTGGTTTAGTTTTATTGCTGCCTCTTTCTGCTTATGTTGCTTTACATTATCATCTATCTCCTTTATTGATAAGTCCTTCTGGTGTAGCTCTAAAGCAAGCTTATCTATGTTTGATTCTATTCTCAGCTTCTCATTTATCTTTTTATCTAAATTAATTTGTAAAGTATCCCACAAAGTAACAAGCTTCTTAAGAAATTCTATATTGTCTCTCAATGTTTTTAAGTTATTTACTACACCCCGCGCTTCTTCTTTATCTTGTTCTATAGAGTCTCTTGTTGATATTGCGTCTTTTACAAAAATATTATCCATGCAAAATTGACAATTCTCATCATATTTTAAATTCTCAAGATTTTTCATCTTTTCGAGTTTATTTGTGAGATCGGTCTTTAGCTTTTCTACTTGAATTGAAATATTCTTTTCTGTATTTATAAGTCTTTGTAGCTCAATCTTGCTACTATTGAGGATCACTATATCTACTTTTTGAGCCTCATTTTCTATAGGAATGAGCTCTATTTTTAGGTCTTCTAAGTTCTCTTCTAGTATTACCCTATCTGATTCAATTTTAGATTTAGATCTTTCTAGATTTTCTTTTTTAGATTCTAAACCTTCTATGTCAAGTATTTTTGAGTCTATCTGGACTATTTTAGAGCTCAGTTTCATATACTTCACATTCTCTTTTTCTATTGATTTTTCTAAATCTTTTTTATTTTTTTGTAATTGTCGATACTCGTTTGAATATACTTTGATATAATTTTCTAATTCTTTTAGCTTTGTAAAATGGTCTATCTTTTTATATTCTTTTATAAGCACTGAGAATTCTTTGATATCTTCACTCGCTGAGTAATTTAGATCTTCAAATACTTTTATATCAAGGAATTTGGAGAGCAAGTCTTTTCTTTCAGTCTGACTCATATCGATGAATCCTGTATTATTATTCTGCATCGACATACTTGTTAGCACAAAGTCCTCATATGAGCCTATAATCTCTCTTATCTTCGCGTTTGTACCATACCTATCATCTCCATTCAGAGATATTTTTGAATTATCCGCATCTATATAATAGAAATTCACATCTTGCTTTACATTCTCTGAATTTGATCTATATGAAGCTTTTCTTTCTATTGTATAGATCTTTCCATCAAGCTCAAAATTAAACTTACAGCTAAACTCTCGTGATTTATTATTCATTACTAGCCCCGCTTTAGAAGTCTTAGAACATTTATCAAAAAGACAATAAACTAATGCTTCTATACTTGAGCTTTTTCCAGACGCGTTTTGAGCGAATATTCCATAAACCCCGTCCATTCCAGAAAAATCTATAATATTATCCTTACCATAGCTAAACATATTTGAGAACTCTAATCTTCTTGGGCTCCATTGTATATTTCTTGTAATTTCAGATTTTGGTATCTTATCATTTATGATCTTATTTAGCTCACAAATTTTTAATATTGCCTCTTCAGTAAGATTAAACTTATTTTTAAGATACTGAGATAGGAGCGTATTTTGATAACTTACGTCCCTAACATTTATCGCACTAGTACTTTGATGTAAAGATGTAGCTGAGAAATCATTCATCGTTTGATGCGAAAGCTCTATAATATCTCTGTCCTTTCGTATATCGGCAACTATTTCTTTTATCATAGTCGGAGACGTATTCTTTGATCTAAGTCTAAGGTATAAGTTCTTAGGAAGGTGCTCAGGTAGATCTAGATGTATTCCATTCTCAATATATAATGTGTAAAAGGCAGTATCATTTTCTATAGGAACATATTCTGCGCTTTTAGATTCTAAATCCCAGACCATTATGCCATGTTCTAATGATTCGCCGTGGTTCTGTTGTATAAGTGAGCCGCAATATGCTATTGTCTTGACTTCATTTAAAAATTGCGTCTTGTGAATATCTCCTAAAAGTACTAGATCATATCCATCAAAATCAGCAACGTTTATTGAATTGCCGCTAAGTGAAAAATCAGCATCTGTAAGTGAGTTATTGACAGGACCGTGATACATACAAATCTTAAAATCAGACTTTACTTTTGAAGCTTTTATGTACTTCGTAGGTTCATCAAATACAGACCAATGAACAAAATCAACATTCGCCATTCTAAAAATGCCAGTGTCTTTTATATATGTAATGTTTTTATCTCCCATTGCATTTATGATAGGAGTAAGACTATCCATTCTATGGTTATTATTCAGATTAGCGTCATGGTTTCCTGGGATCACTATAGTAGGAAGCAGAGAAGACATTAACTTCAAAAAGTTTTGAGTCTCTTGTACAAGCTCTGGGGTGATATCTGTTTTTGAGTGCACTATATCTCCAGTAATGCAGATTATACTCTCCTCTGTCTTTGTTGACCTTATATATTCAGCTAAAGTTTCAAATACTCGCTTATACTCATCGTGTCTTTTGAAATTTCTTAGATGTATGTCACTTACGTGATAAATCTTCTTGATCTCCTTTATACTTGATTCTATCTTTATTGTTTTTAGCATAATGACATTTGCATTTTTAACATCAGCAGATTCAAAGCAGTTATCGGCTGTGCATTGTGTAAGTATTGTATCATCCCCTCAAATCCTATTTCAGAAGGGTCTTTTCCACTAAGTTGTATGAGATAGACTTCTTTACCTAGATCTACGAGCCTCTGAGCATGATCTATCGATTCCATTATTGCGTCATCATCAAGCGCCAAATATATTGTCTTGACTTGTGGTTGTAATAATTTAATCATCAAGGCTTTAGGTATTGTCTTTCCAAATAGAGGTATTGCATTTCTTTTTATTGCTATTGCATCAAATACTCCTTCACAAAGTATAACTGGGATATTCCAATTGATGTAATATTCAAAACCTATCATCTCAGATTTATTACAAGATGGAGAATCTATCTTTTGCTTGGGATCTGTTTCAAATGATCTTGCAATAAAGTAATTGATTCTTCCATTTGAATCATATGAAGGTAATACTACCTTGTTCCGATATCTTCCAGTCTTGCAATACCCTATATTGTATTTTTGTATATCAGATGGTGTTACCCTTCTTTTTTTCAAATAAACCAAAGCTTGTCTTTTATCTAAACTATTATCGGATACGTCGCTCAAACTAACAAACTCCTTTGGTATAACTATTGTCTTTATGTCTTTTTCGACTTCGATTTTTGTGGTATCATTAGCAAAATAACTTTTCATTTCTAGTATAGCTTCTAGTGGCGCAGCTATCTTTTTGAATAATGAAACGGGCGTTTTACCAGTTGTTTTAGGATGACACGTAAAACAATTATAAGCTCCAGATATCACATTTACCATAAGTTTTGGATTCTTATGTTTACATATAGGACAATAATAGGCATAATCACCATTAGCTAATTTTTTGCCTTTTCCTAAGTAAACTTCCAATAAACTTTGAACTAAATTAGAATTATTCATATTAAAACAATATACTTAAAATACTAATCAAAAAAAAATTTTAAAAAAAAGTGATAAAAAGTTTTTTTATTTCGGAATTTTGTTTATATTAGTTCTAGGGGAAAGGGGAGAGGAGGAGGGAAGAAAAGAATATAGAATATATATATAAGTATAATAGAGTAATAAAGAATGACTATTAATATAGAGGATTATAAGGAGATGATAATTCTTACAGAATCTGAGCTGGATATACTATATCTTTATTTAGATATGGAATATCATAGTATGAAAGATGAAGAAAGAGCTATGTGGGCTGAGATTCTCGATAAAATTGATCCAGATGATGAAATATAAAATTGTATTAGCTACACTAGCTGGATGTAAATCTTGTCAAGGACTAAGGGAACTTTTAACTGAGAATCACATAAGCTTTGTAGATGTTCCATGTGATAAAGATCCTGGGATGTGTGATCAGCTTGAAAAATTAACAGGAGTTAGTATTTATCCTATGGTAATAATAAAAGATTTTACTCAAAACTTAGACTATGTTTATTTCACGAGTTATGATTATAATGTATTAGGGAAAGAGAATATAGTAGATGAAAAAGTAAGAACAGTTCCATTCTTTACCCAGCAAGAAATTTTAAGAAAAATAAACAGTATATGATGAAACAATTAACAGAGCAGCAGCTTATAGATAATTTAGCGAAGTTCTATGATTTAATGAAGAAGTATCTTCCAGATAATGCAAGGACTAAAAAGCTAATTAAATTCTATGAAGGAATAGAGGTAACTCTTTTAACTTCTCCAGCATCAACTAAGATAGATCATCATAATTGTTTTATAGGTGGATATGTAGATCATGTCATAAGAGTAACTGAAGCTGCTCTTGTAATGGATAAAGTTTGGGATAAATTTGGTCAGACTAAAATCCATACTATAGAGGAACTTGTATTTTCCGCAATTAATCATGACTTGGGGAAACTCGGCACAAATGAACATCCATTCTATATACCTCAGACTTCAGAGTGGCATCAGAAGAATCAAGGAAAATATTTTACTTACAATCCTGCAATTACACACATGAGGATTGCAGATCGGAGTCTGTTCTATCTTCAGCAGGCTGGGATACAAGTAACTGAGAATGAATATATTGCCATCAAGATACATGATGGACTTTATGAACCAGGAAATGAATCTTATTTAATGACTCATAGTCCTGAATCAAAAATAAAAGGACACCTTCCATACATATTACATCAGGCAGACTTTATGGCTTCTAATATAGAAAACGACGTAAACAAAGCATAATATGATAACAACAATTTCAATAGTAATTTGGCCGCTTACAATCATCGCATATGTGATCTGGAACTTATACAATAAGAATATCAGACTTGAAAACATGCTTAAGAGAGAAGATGAATTTGTAAGAAATGTATTATCATTGGCAGATAATATAGATAAGACAGCTACAAAGATAGATGCAACCATGTGGGTATCAGCAGATCCAGAACTTAAAATAATGTTTGAAGACATTAAATCTATGCAAGAAAGCATAAAACAATTTACAGGTAAACTATAAATATGACAGAGCAAGTTTTACTAACAAAGAAAGGAAAACTCAGGAAAAGAAAACCAAAGTCAAAGATAGATTACTTTACGTTAGATACACAAGATGCGATCCTTAGATATAGAGAGAGTACTAGTCAAGATGAAAGAAATCGGATATATAATACTGAGATTCATAACTCTCTTTATAAACTAGCTGAAAATATTATTCATACTTTTAAATTCTATCATACAGAAGTTGAAAATTTAGAAGATCTAAAATACGAAGTAATATCATTTTTACTTCAGAAATTACATCTATATGATACATCAAAAGGTAAAGCGTTTTCTTATTTTGGCACTATAACAAAAAGATATCTTATAGCATATTGTAGAAGAAACTATAATAAGTTAATAGAAAAGAAGCTAATTGATAATGTAGATAATGATGAAAAAACAGTAGATAGTTTGATAATGACTCCTGAGAGCGGTGAACTCAATAGACTGGAGGTAATTGATGAATTAGTACAACATATGGAAATTAATATATTCGATATGTTTGATAAAGAGGATGACATAAAAGCAGCTGATGCTATAATTGAGATTCTCAAAAGATCTGATACAATAGATATTTCAAATAAAAAGGTACTTTATGTTTATGTAAAAGAAATGACAAATGTAAAATCTGCCTCTATAACGTATGCCATTAATAAAATGAAGATAATATACAAAGAAATACTAAATAGAAAGATAGAAAAAGACGATTACTAATATTTATATAGAAAAGAATTATGGCTCTGGATTTAAGTCAAACGGTATTTGAAGGCAAAAAGCTCGAAGATCTAGTCAAAGAAGTATACGATAACCATAAGGGTCAAGATCAAAAATTAAAAACCGAGATCACTAGACTTGCTGCAATGATATCAAATCCAGGTGATGCTGTAGTAATTATCCCAATGTTAAAAGGTCTTATGGATTCTAGTTTGAAGAATGATGAAACTATTTTAAAACTTGTTAATGTTTTCCAAAAGGCAAGTGATAGTGCTAAATCAGATGGGGAAGATCTTGGAATACTCACAGAAAAAGACGTAGAGCAGTTATTTCAAGAGATTAGCATTATAAAAGCACCAAAAGAAAAAGAAAATGTCAAATAGCTTAGGACAATCGCAAGGATCTGGGTATTTAGGTGGTGGAGGTTCTTCTTTTTATATAGGAAGAGTTACTCAAATCGTATTAAATCCATATGTAGACAATACAAAGACTCCAAATTATGATTATAAAACACCAGCTGATACTGGAAAAATAAGATTTGATAGAATTTATTCATCGGTAACTGGAACTAAAAATAGTAATGAGAATGATTTTGCATATCCAATATTTAGTTTTGTTAAGCAATATCCATTAGTAGGTGAAATAGT